TCTGGTACATGGCAACAAGAGGGGTATCTACTACCACCCAGCGGTTGATCCAAAAGAGAGGATGGCTATCATCCTGAAATGGTACAATCGTTGGGGCTTGCCTAGGTATTTGCGGACAAAGAACACGCCCCCCCCCTACACCAACGGCCTAGCCACCAAGGAAGACGCCTAAAGACCCCCCGAGAGAAACCGTGCTTTCGCAGAGGGCCGGGGGGTTTACTAAAGGACGACTCCCCCGTGCCTTTCGGTAGAGGGGGAAGCCATTATAAATTGCCCCCCGTGGTGCGAGCCTTGCGGCGTCGTCGGGGGTACTGTTAGGTTTAGCCCTCTGTCAATGCCCCATAGCCGCCCCGTGGCGGGCTTTTCAGGCTCGGGGTCGACTACTTACCCCTTCGGAGCCTCAAAAGGGCGTAGTCGACCAATTCAGGGCTGGCGTAAGCGGCTGCTCCGGCGGCGGCGAAGGCCATGCTTTCGGAATTGAAGTACCCCTTGGTCGCCAATCCGACGAGGACGGAGGTCAGGCCGGCGGTGGCGGTGCGGCGGGCGATGTAGCCTGAGGAGTGCTTTTCGGTGGAGCAGAAGTATCGGATCAGCCAAGACACCGCCCCGATGGCGAAGCCGAAGCCGATATCCCGCAGGGTGACGGGAATGTCATCGGGGGTGGGAGGGGGGATAGCCGCGCTCATGAAATGCGGGGGGGCTTGGCGTTGGGGGCGAGGACGACCTGACGGTAGTTCTGATCCCAGAGGACGGCGGCGAGGTCTTTGCCGGCGCGGTCGACTTGGGCCTCGCTGAGTTCGGGGAAGGTCAGGTGGACCTGCTCATGGCAGAGAACCTCCAACTGCCGCTTGGCACCGAGGCGGGGGTCGATCTCAATCAACCCTTCGCCGATGGTCGCCTGGCCCCAAGCCTTCTGGCGACCGAGTTTCACATAGACCACTTTGCTCTTTTGACGGCGTTTCATCGGCGGTTGACAGAGTCCCTGACTTTATCGAAAGCCCACCAGCCGGCAAGTCCCACGCAGAAGGCGAGAGAGCCGATGGCGATCCACATGAACCAAGGCGACCCCATGACCTGCGGGTAAGCCCCGCACATGAGGCCGATGCCTGCGACGGTGGCGGCACCCTTGATGTCCTTGAGCAGCCAGAAGATGAGACCGCCGATGATGACGAGGGCGATGCCGGCGATAGTCCAGAGTTTGCCGTCGGAGTCGGCGAGCTGGCGTTCCAGTTCCTCGATACGCTTGTCCTTCATGTCCGATACCTTCTTGGCTTCCGCCTGGTCGGCCTTGGACTTGGCGATAGCCTTGTCGAGGTCGGCCATGGCCTTCTTGCCGGCGGCTTCGGCGGCGGCGTAGTCCTTTTGGTCGGCCTTGGCGGCACGGGCTTTTGCGATGGCGAGATGCCCTTCGTCGGGGACAGGGAGGCTGGCGAGGGCTACGCTGGTCTCGGCACGGACGACCTCTGGCTTGTCGGCGTTGTCCCGGGCGACGGTGACGGCGGCGGCGACCCTCTCTGCGCGGTTCTCGATGGCCTCGCCTACCTTCCTGATGGATCCGCCTTCGGTCGGGGAGTCAGGCTGGCTGGGGATGGGTTCCTTCTTGGAGGAGCATCCAGTCAGCAGCAGGACTCCGACGAGAAGGGCGAGACGCATGGTTTAACGACCCTTGAGGACGTCGAGGATGGACTTGCCCTTGGCTTCCAGCTCGGTGGCCTTGGCGGCGTGTTTGCGGAAGACGAGCGCGCCGGCGATGAAGCCGACGACGAGGGAGACTGCGATCAGGATGAGGGTGGTCATGGGTTATTCGGAAATGAGTTCGACGCGGACGAGAGGGCCGAGGTCGGCGGGGGTGACAGGCTCAGCAAACTCGACCATGTAAGGGGCGCCGCCGCCGAATTGCTCGAAGACAGGCTGGGCGTCACCGAAGACGGATTTACGAAGGACTTGCCAATCTTCGATAAGAAGGGGCGTGGTGATCGTGTATCGCATGATTAGAGGGCCATGTAGATTCGGCCTCGGCTAAACGAGAATGCAAAGCCAGCGGTCGCCGCCGCCGTAGACCTGATTTCTTCCTGCCAGATGACAGGTCGGGTTCCAGAGTAGTTGACGTCGCCGGTCGGCCCCATGTTGGTAGTGGCGACGGCGGCCCCATCGGCGTAAAGGGTGACGTTACCTGCACCGTCCGAAACGATGTCCCAGTCAAAGACGTTTAGACCAGTCACGACATAAGACGACGTAACCTTGGTAAGCGTGGTTCCGTTGTGGACTGCCAGCGTAAGGTAACGGGTCGTCGCGTTGCCGATGATCTCCCAGCCGAAGCCACGGCGGGTCATGTCGCCTGCTCCGTTGTTCTCGCCTTTGCCGAAATACCAGCCAGCGGTGACGTTGGGGTCGGTGATGTTATTTTCTGACCAGGCTCGTCCGCTGCACCAAGTCGGCTTAGAGAAGTTGATGCCGTAGAGCTGGGCTTTCGACATCATCGAAAGAGACTGGTCAATCTGCGAAGCACCGAAGACGCGAAGCCGTCCGCTGCAAGCCCCGGCGGTTCCGAGGGCGAATCGGGTTCCGATGAATCCGCTCGTAAGAGTTCCCATCGTTCCGACGGCGGAATAAGTAAAGCCCGCACGATTGAGTTCCAGGAACGAAGCCGCCATGCGCTGCCAGATCGCGGCATTCGGGGCGAGAGGGTTGGAGGCGTTGGAGGTGTCGCGGGCTTGGGTTAGGGTGGCGACAGAAGCCGTAGCCAGCGAAGACAGGCCGAGGTTAGTCCGGGCCGTGGCCGCGTCCTGAATGTCAGACAGGTTGTTCGACGGAATCAGGCCCGCCGTGGTCTGGTTTGAAGAGTCCGGAAATTGGATGCCGGTCGAGAGCAGGGACGTGCCGACGCTTCCTGATCCGTAGGAAAAGACATGGCCAGGAGAGATGTTAACGCCACCGACACCGGACAAGTTGTAGAGCGAAATCCTCGGGTTGCCGCTGCCGTCAGCACCTTCCAGCGTGATGTAATTGTCGTAATAGGTCGAGTCGGTGACGGTCAGCGGAGCGTAAATAGTTCCGCCGTTAAAGCCTCCGGAGACGACCCATCCATTGTATTGCCGTCCGTAGATTTGCCCATCGCTCGGAGCGTCGCCGATGCCCGCCGTCGTTTGAATGGTCGAGTCGGGGAATTGAACTCCGCTTCCGAACATCTTGGTTACATTGAGGTTTGAGTTCCCAACCTCGACAATCCCGGAGCCGCCGTCGATATAAGGGTCGTAACCATATGGTCCAAAGACAGATGTCTCGCCGCCCTCGCCGCTTGCATTAAGATTACCATAGATGGAGCCGCCGACGACGGGAATATAAGCATCCGACGATTGAGTCGCCATCGTGCCGAGGCCGAGGTTATATCGAGCCGATGCGGTGTTCGTCAGACCAGAAAGGTTACCCGCTTTGTCGAGGTAGCTCGTAGCCGTCTGCGTCGCCATCGTGCCCAATCCGAGGTTCGTGCGAGCCGTGGCCGTGTTCGTCAGGCCGGAAAGGTTATCCGCTTTGAGCAGGAAAGTCGACGGGCCTGGGTAGGCCACGGTCTGGACGCTGTTGTTTGAGAACGTGATTCCCGCTGCGTTGTTGATCTTCAACGAGTGCAGGGTGCTTTGGGAGAAAGTGCCGCTGAAATTGTAACCCGTGATGACGTTGGCAATCGAGATACCTCCGAAGACGACGGTGTCGGAAGTACCCAATCCCAAGTTGGTTCGCGCCGTCGAGACATTGGCCAGTCCTGACAGGTTGCCAGACTTCGTCAGGTAATCCGAGAGATCGGCAGACGTGAGGAAGTTGGAGGGATTACCCGTCAACGGATAAAAGTTCGACGTGACCCAAGACTCCGCAGCGTAGCCCGTCAGCGCGTCAGCCGTGATAAACGCCGAAGGATTTCCTTCCAAAGGATAGAAGGTCGAAGAGGCCAGAGACTCCGTGATGAAGAAAGACGGATTGCTGGATGGGTAGTAAGTAGCCGCAGCGTCTACGATTGTCAGGTAGGGAGAGAGGGCGGCATCCGTGATGTAACCCGCAGGGTTGGTCTGGAGGTAGTACGTCGAGGCCGCATCCGTGATCTCGAGTTTTGCGTTCAATGCACCAGCCAGATCCGACTGGTCGCCCAGCACCCCGAGGATTTCGCCCCATTCAACCGATTGAAGTGGTACGGTTCCGCCAACGTTTACCGTCCAAGTCGAATAAGTGCATGTGCCGGTGTGACTGACGACATCCACGTCCAACTGCCCGGTGGCAGAGTTGTATGCAATGACCCTGACGTGCATATGATGGTCTGCGTCATGGGAGATGATGGCGTCCTGCTGGGTCGTGTACGACAGGCCAGTCCCTACGGTCAGGGTCTTATTCTGGTTGTTGATCGTCAGGCTCGTCGTCGAGGTCGTCAGGTATCGGTCGCCCGGGATGAGGGTCTGCCAAGAGGAGTCGTAGGAGGCACCGCTGTTCTTGGTCAGGACTTGCCCGACAGTACCCGAGATAGGCTGACCGGCAGCGATGGGGGCAAAGGTCGCCGTGGCGGTTGCGCTGGTGATATAGGGGTCGAGCGCGGAGGGCTGGAGAAACGAAGAGGGGTTCCCGGTCAGCGGGTAGAAGGACGACTCAGCATCATCAATCGTCAGGTATGGCGTAAGTGCCGAGCTGGTGATAAATCCGGCTGGATTGCTGGCAGGGTAATAGCCAGAGCCGTCGATGCTCAGGACGCCCGAGACGAGGGACAAGGGGGCGTTAGCCGAGACGACGCCCGCAGGGCCGGGAGGGCCGGGTTCGCCGGGAACGCCCTGCTGGCCTTGAGGCCCCGCTGGCCCTTGAGGCCCGGTAGCTCCGGGGATGGCCACCTCTGCCGTCAGGGTTGCGTTAGCACCGACGATCGCCGCAAGGACGACTTCGCCCTCGACGGACGCGCTGAGGGAGGCACTCGTCGGGATGACAACAGAAAAGCCCATTAGGAAGCCGGGTTAGGGGTGATGCTGTTGATGACGTTGAGTTGCTGGATTTGAGATCCGAAAGAGATGACGCCGTTCGTCCAGATGACGTCCCAGTTGGCCGTCCCGATATGCCAGTCGGCGGTGTTCGGGAAGTTGCAGGTGAAGGACAAGCCGTTGGGGGCGACGGTGACGGTCAGGTCATGCCGCTGGGAGCGGGAGTCGAGGACAGAGGACTTGACGTCGTACCCGAGGAGGTTGGCCGGCCAGCCTGGCTCCGGGGTATAGGTGACAACGGCGTTGAAAGTCGTGCTTCGCTTGATGTTGGGTACGTTACAAGACATAGGGTTCGCCGTTTGGGTTTAGCCGTGTGTCAACACGCCCCCAAAGCCCTTAGTTCTGGTCGACGAACCCTTGGACGCCGTCTACGCCTGAGTACCAGTAATCAGGAAACTCCGCGCTGTCGATGTTTTGGAACCCGTCCGTGAAGAGGGTGTAGTCCATGGCAGTAGGGGGGGCTGGGATTGCCGACCTTCCACCCGGAGAGGGAGGGCTTGGGGGCAAGCCTTGTCCGCCTGGGGTGAAAGTCTTGCCCGTCAGCTCTTCGGCGTAGATCGAATTGATGCCGACTGCCGAATATAAGAAAATGGTTGGTGCGTTATCGAAACCACCGTCAAAGTCGAAACCATAGTTTTCACCGCCCGTGAAGAGCAGCGTCTTCTGCTCGGTCGTGGCGTTTGCGGACTCAGGCTTCTCCGGGCCGTCCTGATTGTTCTTCCATTGAACCCAACCGAACTTGCTGCCCCAAGTCCTGTCCGAGGAATTGACGTCAGGGCCGTCGAGTGGGGTGGCCATGGGATCAGACTCGGGAGTAGTAGTAGCGCGCGGTCATGGAGCCGACCTTGATGCGGTCTGCCCAGAGCGACCCAGTCACGAACTGGCTCAACCAGTTGACCGTCTTGGTAGACACCGTGACGTTGGCCTGGGCCAGCAGGATGTAACCGTAGTCGTCGCTGTCTTCGACGGCTGTCCCCGTGATCCAGACCTGAGGGTAGCCAGCGTTCTCACGGTCAGAGTCTGGGAAGGCGTTTGTCGACGGGTTCATCCCAGAGCGGATGTAAAAGTAGATATTGCCAGGCGGGACTTGGACGGTGGCGAGTCCCATGAGGGGCTTAGGGACGACGGTCAACAGGTCGCTGATCGAACTGCCGCCCCATACCACCGGGACGATGTTGTTGATCGTGCCGGCCGTTACCGTGGCATCAAACATCGCAGAGTCTTCGCTCCATGTGATATCGACCTTGAACGGGTGGTCGTATGACTGGGCGATGCTTACAAGTTCCTGAGGGAGGCCATAGGAGACGCCATCCGTATTGGCGAAGAAGGTGACGTCGTTCGACATCATCGTCCTGGCCGCGTCCGCAGCCGTCGCGAGCTTGTTCAGCGCGGACGCCGTGATGGGCTGCCCGGGTGCGAACGACCCCTGAAGGGCGTCGCTATTGAATCCGTTGATGGAGCGCATCTTTAAGGGGCGTCGAGGTTAGGATAGATATCCCTGTCCCAGCCAGACATACCAGAAAGCATCAGGTCGGCGGTTACCTTGTAGATGCCTCCAAACTGTTCGACCGAGCAGTTGGTGATCAGGAAAGCCTTGCGGATTTTAGCCTGCCATTGTTCGGAATAGATGAACGAACCTCCGTAACCGCCGGTCGCCAAATCCTTGTAAGACTCAGGGAGCTGATAGACCCCGCCGCTGGTCATCCAGCCGACATAGGAGGCGAAGGCCACGGCCGTGGTCTCGTTCGGAACATAGAACAAGCAACGCAGAGTGTTCGACGGCTTGTAGTAGTTCTTGACGCCGGCCTTGATGTTTACGACGCCTGCCGCAAGTTCTTCGGTTTTCTGATAGGGAAGGAATCCGACGAACTGGAAGCCCTGCGTAGCACCGCCTGACGCCACGGCCGGACGCCAGAGTGCGCGGTTCGGATTAGTCGTCGCGCTTGGATCCCATCCAGTCGTCGTTGGGATGCCGGCGAGGACGCTCGACATACCGCCGGTCGGGCAGTTGATCCTCTGGAAGTTGGGGTGGTGTTCGATAGGCTCGGAAGCCGACGAACCAGTCATCACAACCTGCGTGATGGTTTTCAGTCCTCCGTTGACCGCAGGGTCGATGCCGCAGAAGTCCGCCGTGACGACCAACACTCCGGCCTTGTCCCACACATAGTTCGCCTTCCAAATCCTAAGGTTCGTGAGGTTGGAAGGACAAGAAGCACCGAGCAATGAAGACATCGTCGTGCCTTTTGCGAAGGTCGTCGTGAAAGAGGCGGCATTGCTTACGTCCCACTTGAACTTGACCTGAGCTTGGAGAAGCCCGAAGCCGTCGGCCTCGACCTGCCAGCCTGCCTGAGGCTTGGGAGACAGTAGGTTGTTGCCGTAAGGGATGAGCGAAGTGTTGGGCATTATCGTGTAAGTCCGTCCGGGGGTCGGGAAGGCACAAGGTCTGGACGAGTGTTCTGTGCCGTCTGCTCGGTCGCGGTGGCGATCCGTTCAAGGGGGGTGAAGGCCACGGCTCCGAAGATGTCACCGCCGCCCATCTGCTGCATCTGGGAAGCCGCGCCGGCTTCGGCGAATCCGAAGGGGGTCAGTTTCTTGCCGCTTCCTTTGAGCTGCTTCTCAATCTCCTTCTTTGCTTCTTCGCGCTTGTCTTCGTCAATTTCCTCAAGGACGAAATTTTTCCTCTCCTCGTCCGTCATGTACTTGGGAGCGTTCTTGAGCTTTCGCTCAACTTCCCTTTCGAGGGACTCAAAAGGATTCCAAGAACTTCCGGTGAAAAAGTTGCTAATAGAAAACTCGATTTCCTCAAGCATATTGATAAACCCTCCGAGGATGTCGATGAACAGATTCTTGGCTGATCGGCCCCAGTTATCCATGTCCTGGGAGAAACGTCCGAGGGAAGCGGAGGTCTCATTGCCGGCTTCAAAGTATGTGCTTGCGGCGTCTTCGACTGCCTTGGAGCCGGACTTGACGATGGGCAGCAATTCCTTGAAGGAGTCACCGAACATCTTCGTACCGTAGTAAAGCAGCGTGGCTTCGTCCGTGCCGGCGGCGTAGGCATCGGCAAGGTACTTGAGTGCCTTCTGGTGGTTGAAGGTTCCGTTGGCCACCTCGTCCATGCCGACGCCCATCTTGGCGAGGATGTTTGTAAGCTCGCCACCCTTTACTCGGGCTTCGCCCATGCGGCGCGTGAATTCGGTGAACGATCCAGCGAGGGAATTGACGCTGACACCGAAGGCCGATGCGAAGCCTTCCATCCGGCTTAGTTCAGAGATGGAAACGCCAGTCGCGATGGAGAGTCGGCGAAGGTTCTGGGCGTAGTCGGCCAGCTCTTTGATTTTATCAATTACGGCCGTGATGGCCGATCCGAAAGCATCGACGAAAGCACCGATCATTCCGCCGACCGGGCCTCCAATCATCGTTCCGATTCCTTGGGCTGAGCTGAATTGCTTGGCCACATCCATGAATGGATTCTTCGCGTTACCCTTTCCCATGTTGCCGATGGACTTGCCGGCTTCGGCAAGACCCTTCTCCAGCTCCTTCTGGTCTAATCCGATTGTTACTGATAGGTCGGCCATGGCTTAGGATAGATTGTTCGCCTTTTTGTAGGCTTCAATACGGGCGTCGAAATTCTTTAAATCTTCCTCTTCCTCGGTGGAGAGGACATCGATCTTCGCGCCATTGAAAAGTGCGTGGGCGACGGTCATCCAGACGGCTTCGCCTTCCGGCATCGTCCATGCCTCCTCCAGGCTGCACCCGTTGCGCGTAAGGGTCGAGACGCAGGAGAGGGTGAACGGGATTCGTTCAATCTCCTTTTCCTTGTTGTGGCTCTCTTTCTTCCAGAACTTCGGGTAGGAAAGGGAGGCAGAAATGCAGCCGATAATCCGGCCGACGACGCGGGAACGGTACTTGCGATTCAGACTAAGCAGGAGCAAGAAGAACTTGTCCATGAGGCTGAGAGGGCTGACCATCTCGCACTTGTCATGGGTCGACAGAATCTTGACCGCGTAGATGATTTCCGGCGCGGTGAAAGCCTTGCTCTCTGGCTTAAGGAACGGAGAGTCGATTGCCTCCAAGGCAACCCGGTGCCGCAGGCTGAAGGCACGAAGCGTCCTGCCGCATACCTTGTCTTGGTAGGGCAGGACGGTCGTGGCCTTGAGAAAGCGAGCATCCATTCGGGATGCCGCCTAATTAGGCGATCTCTTGGTACTTGACGGCTTTTACAGAGACCTTTCGGAAGTCCTTGTTCGTACCCTTATCCTCAATGTTCTTGATGATGTAGGTACGGCCGGCCCAGGTCATCTGAGTGCCGTTGGTCGGGATATCGTCAGCGGCTTTGAGAACACCTTCGATAGCCAGTTCAATGAAGCGGTCGTCCAGGCGGTCGGTGATGGTGACGCCGTACTCATCCGCAACCTCAACATCGAGCTTGAACGACTCGGCGATGGAGTCGGACTGCATGGTCATATAGGTGCCGATTCCACGAAGACCGAAAAAGTGGGCTACGCCATAATCAATTTGAGAGGGCATTGTCGTATGCGTTTAGCCAAGTGTCAAGGGGCGGGGGGCATGACGCCCCAGAAGGTGTACTCGATGGCGTTCCCGTACCGACGCTGGCTCATTCCCTCCTCGTCGTTCTCGATCCAAAGGTCGTAGAGCTGGCCGTCCGTAGCAGGGTTCCAGAGGGCGGCGACTGCCGGCACATCGCGCATGGCCCCGATGACCTCGACGACCCGGGAACGGTGGGTGTCCAGCGTCTCGTCGTCGGCCGAGGAGTAGACGTAGATTTTGACCGTGGCCTTGTAGTTGCCGAGGGTGTCCGAACCGAGGTCTTCGACCGCGCTGCTGGACTCGGCGTGGATGATAATGATCGGGATGACACGGATGTCGTCGGTCACGCCCTTGTGGACGGATACGCCCGGGAACAGCGGCGCGAGGTATTCGGCCACCCTGTTCTCGATGGTGGTTCGGAAACTGTAGAAGGGAGGGTTGGGCATTAGGGTGTATTGGTAAGGGTAAAGCCGCCTTGCATCCGGCGGACGACGTCCAGCAGTTTGCCGTGGTTGCGTGGTGCCTGGAGGTGCTTCAGGATGGCCACTCGCATGGCAAAGGCACGGTGATTCATGGCCATACGCATGAAGTGGTAACCTTGGCTGTAGTTACGGCCGACGGTGGAGCCGAGTTTGATGGTCGGGTCGGCGACGCCCAGGCGGGGGGAATAGACAGAAGTCCCTGCACCTTGGTTGGCGATCCACGCCGAAGTGGGCATACGGCCGAGTTTGAGGCCGGCGTAGTACCAGCCGGACTTGAGTTTGCCTACGCGCTGCTGGACTCGCTTGATGTAGGACTGAACCGGCTTCCAGTCGTCGACATACACCTGCTCGGACTTGGAGGTCTTGCTGACCTTGTAAGAGGGCTTTCCGCGACGCTTTTCGTGGATCGTCTTGATGGCGGCTTCGGTCGTACCCATGAGGAACCGAGTCCTTGGGGTGCCTTGCTTGGACTCGACCTGCTTGAAGTAGTCGAACTCGCCTTGTCCGAGGATGCGGCCCTGCTCGACCATCTTGAAGACGTAGTCAGGGTAGTGGGGGGGAGGGAGTTTAGCCTTGGCTCCAATCCATGCGGAAAGGACGCCCAAGTTGCCGGCGGAGGCCACCCCTGCCGCCGGGGCTTGGGCGAGCGGGGCGAAGATTTTGCGGACATCGCGGTCGACGGCTGCGCGTCCCTTGTCCCTCGCCTTATTGCCGAAGCCGCCCTCACCGCCCTTGCGGATGGACGGCTGCTTGCCCGAGAAAGGCGGGGTGAAGTCGCACATATCCTGCGCGAACAGGCGGGACTGCTGCTTCACGATTTCCTCGGAAGACTTACGCATGACCATCTTGTAGATGGCCAGGTGCTGGGCGAACTGGGTATAGTCAACCCTGACCCCCCTTGCTACCTCGACGACGAGGGGCATTACTGCACCTTGGTCTGAACCTTGACGATCACCCAGGCCGACGGGGTGCGGTCTGTCACGGTCATGATGCGGAACTCCTGCCCGCCATAGGCGACGACATTCCCGAACGCGATCAGCCCCGGATTGGCCAGAGCGTCGGCGCGCAGGAACTTCATGTCGAACGAGGTCTGGTTCATGAAACCGCCCGTCTCCAAGTCCTGCATGATGGCCGGCTGGGACATCAGGGCGTTTAAGGGTACTGGCGTCCCGCTGGGGACGTTTTTGACGGTCACGGCCTTAGGGATCTCGGAAAGGATTTCCGAGGCGTCTGCGGCCCATTCGTCAGTAATTCCCGACATGGGTTTAGCCCCCTGTCAAAATAAGAAACCCGCCCCCCTGGCGTGGGGAGCGGGTCTCGCATTGTCGCTTTGGGGTGTTTTAAACCACCCCGAAAGGTTACGAAGTGAACGCGATGCGCTGGAGGGCGTTCGGGTTACCGACAGCCGAACCGACCAGCCAGAGGGCAGACATATTGTGCTTACCAGCCTGCCAGTTGTACCAGTAGCGGAGAGCGAAGGAGAACTTGCTGTCCGGATCCTGAACGACCATCTGCTCGCCACCGCCCGTGGTCGGGGTAGCAGGAACGCGGGTCACGATGACGAGACCTTCCTTGCAGGAGGCCACGCCATTGAGACCTTCGGTGAAGGCGTCGCCGGAGACCGGGAAGCCGTTGTACTCGGAGACCGAGAAGCCGTGCAGTTCCTTGCTGATGGAGTTCTTCTGGATGACGTCGCTGTTGCCGTAGGAGAAGGTCTGGGCGACGGAGGGATCCTGAACGAGCTGGCCCATGGCGTCCGGGCTGATGAGCAGCTTGCGGCCGATGTGGGGCAGGTTAGCCTTGGTGAGGTTCTTCGCGGCGTTGGCGACGGCGATGCGGTTGAAGCCGCTGGTCGCGCCGGAGTAGGCCACGGTGGCGAAGTTGGCGGCGGTCACCTTGGACAGCACTTCGTCGAACAGGGACTTCTGGACGGCGTTGGCGATCGGGGCGAAGAAGAGGCGACGGAGGCGTTCCAGGGAGAGGGTGGACGCTTCGTAGTCGGTGAAGGCGACATCGACATACTTGAGGTCGGCGATGGTCACCGGGACGTCCGTGGAGACAGCGTCCGAGGGGACGAAGCCGTTGGCGGCGTTGAAGGTGGTGGCCGTGAAGGAGCCGGCGTAACGGGTGTGAACCGTGGTGCCGCGCTCGGCGACGTAGTTACCGAAGTCGGTGACGGCGATTTCCGTCAGGGGAACGAGTTCGGGGACGAGGGTGCGGAGGGACTCTTCAGCGACGAGCTGGAGGGTCAAGCCGCCAATGCTGTTAGACATAGTGGTGTATTAGGGTGGGGGTTGAAAAGGATTAGCGAAGGCCGGCGGAGCGGAGAATCGCCACGCGGTTCTTGCTGTAGAAGTCGGAAGCGGCCTTGCCGTCCTTCAGTTTGAGGGCCACCCACTCCTGGGTGATCTCCTCGTCGCTCTTGGAGGCGGCGGCGGATTCGACGGGGCTGACTTCGACGGGCGTGACGCCGACCGAGGCGGCGATGGCAGCGGCCTTCTTGCCGGCGGTTTCCTGCGACGCGGCGATTTCCTTCGCCTGGGCTTCGGCCTTGGCGCGGATTTCATCGGAGGCGGCGAGCTTGGCCGTCAGGTCGTTGACCTTGGCGGTGAACTCGACGATGGCGGCGTCCTTGGCGGACATCGCGGCGGTCAGTTCTTCGACCTTGGCGGACAGGGAGGCGACTTCGCTGGCCTTGGCTTCGACCTCAGCGGTCTTGCCGGTGAAGGCTTCTTTCAGCGAGTTCAGGCGTTCTTCGAGCGTCATGATGGTTTTAGCCAAGTGTCAAGCCTTGGGCTTGCAGTCGGTGTCGACAGGGGGGCATCCCTCGTCGGGGATTTCGGGTTCTTCCTCGTCTTCGTCGGAGTCCGAGCCGTCCTTGTTCTTCTTCTTCTTTTTCTTCTTCTTGTCGTCTGAGATCGGCTCGACGCCGTCTTCGTCGTCACCCTGCTCGGGCGAGACGTCAGCCAACTCAACCATTTTGACCGAAATCGTAGTATACTTGTGAGGTTCGGTCTTTTCGTGAGCGGCGTAGTCCTCGGGAGAGAGGGCCATGTACAGGGCGTCAAGGCTATCGATGACGCCGTTGATGAGATTCTTTTCTGCGGCCTTCTTGCCAGTCCAGCATTGACCCTGCATATCAGCCTTGTCGGCGTAGGTGCGAACCTTGAGGACGTCGGAAATGAACCAGGCGTGGGTCTCGTCGACGTCGTCTTGGAAGAGCTTCCGCTGCTCGGGGGTGAGCGAGGTTCCGGCAAATCCAGCACCCTTGGCCCAGCCGGCCTTGATGAGGTCGACGCTGACGCCTTCCTGCGCGTAAGCCGCCTTCATGTCATAGAAAGGAATGTAGACCCCGATGGAGCCGACCGTGGCGGAGCGACTGGCGTAGACGTCATCGCATTGGCTCATGATCCACATACCTGCCGAGCAGGACTGCTTTGAGGTGTAACCGATGGTATGCTTGGAGCAGTTACGGATTCGGGCGGCGAGTTCAGGGACTCCCGTGACCGTGCCTCCAGGCGTGTCGAAGTCGATGATGATATGCTGAATTTCCGGGTCGCGTTCTGCGTCCTCAAGCATCTCTTCGACCTCTTCGACGTCGCAGGCGCCCATCATCTTTTCCAGCTCGGTGAGGCCGGAGGAGATGACACCGCGAACGGGGATGAGTGCCACCTTGCCCGACTTGATCATTGCTGGCCTGGGGCCGAATAGCATCTCCATCATGTCCTCGATGTCATCGTTGCCTTTGAGGTCGGCGGGAGAGATTTCGGCCACCTTGTCGAGGTAAGCCTTGGCCTTCGCCGGCTCGATGAGGATCGGTGCGTAGGTCTTGAAGGCGTTGGAAAGGGAGTACATAGGTTATTCTTTGGAAGTTTCGTCGGCGTCTTCGTCGTCCGGGTCGACGGTGACCTTTTCGCCGTCGTCCATGAACGTCTTCGCCTGACTGTCTCCGACGGAGGCGTTGATGTCGGCGGGGCCGACGTTCTGGGGCTTGTAGAGCAGCGAGAGCGGGACGTCGAACTCCTTGGACAAGTCCATGAGGTAACGCTTCTCGGCGGCGTTCTCGCGCATCTTCTCCTTGGGGTCGAGACCCTCTTCAAGGAAGTTGTCCGTGAGGTTCTTGAGGCCGGACTCGATGTCCATGCGGTTCTGCTGGGCGTCGCGGCCTGCGTCGACGGTCACGCGGCGGGGGGTCGTCCAGGTGACCTTCGTCCAGTATTCGTTGGACGGCAGGTAGCCATCCCTGATCGCCGTGCCGATGACATAGCCCCAGACGGGCGTCAGGAAACGCTGCATCATGACGGCCTGTCGGTGCGAGAACTTGCGGTCGGCCTTGGCCACCACGAAACGCATGACCGCTCCGCCCGCCTTCGTCGGATTGGCGGTGAATTCGTAGGGGAGCATCCCTGCGAGGGAGTCGCGCTCAAGGTGTTCGATGAATCCGTCGAAGGTCTTGTTCGGGCGGTTCGACTCGAAAGATTCCAGACGCTCGCCGGGGGCGAGTGCCAGCACCTTGCCGCCGAGGAAGGTCGAAGCCTCGCTCGGGTCGGTCATGCCGTCGCCGTAGTCCTGCGGACGCATACCGAACGCCTCGAAATCGGACTGGGTGCCGTCGAAGTTCGGGTTCTCACGGGTGATCGTGCGCGTGATGTCCGAAGCCGTCTTCACGGCGAGTTTCTCCAAAGAGAGAATCTCCAGCATATCGACCAGGTTATTGATCGAGTGCTGGAGAGGGCTGTAAGCCCTTGCCCCCGAAGCAAGCTCAGGTTCGTACAAGTGAAGAACCGCGTTTGCGGGTACGAGACGGCTGGAGCCGTCAGAGCGGATCACGTTGTAGGAAATGGGCTGACCGTAGGGGCCAAAGAGGATGCCGTCCACCATGCCCGGAGGCACTTCGTTGTTGGACGAGTTTCCGACGCGGTGGCTTTCGATGACTTGCAGGCGGGGTTCGCCAGCGGGGCCACGGGTCTTGATGATGAAGCACTCGCCGTCGCGATCCATCAGGCGGCAGCAGATGTGCTGTAGTTCAAAGAAAGAGAATCGGCCGGTGATGTCGCAGGCGCGGGAACCCCATTGGTTGAAGTACGCCTCGGCGGCGTCGTCCCACATCTCGTCGCCCGATTGGGCCTGTGCTTTGATGCCTCCGCCGACGGTGTAGAGGGCCATGTCGGCCAGCACCTGACGGATGAGTCCCGCATTGAGTTCCAGCCAGCGCATCTTGCGCGTGGTCTCCATGCGGTCGAAGACCGTCATGGTCTTCTTGAAGTCCTGCGGCCAGGACGACCAGATCCACGAACGCTTGTTGCTGAACTTGGCGGACTCGAAATTGGAGAAGATGCCCGGGCCTGAGCCTCCGCCCGTCGCCTGCTTCACGGGCGCCGGCGTAGCGGCCACCTTCGGCGTCTTAGGTTTGCTGACCTGCGGCACGGCAGGCTTGCTGGGCTTTTTGGGTCGCATCAGAGTCCTCGGAAGTTGTTGAGCATATTGATCACGCGGACGCGGTCGATGGCACCGTAGGTCTGCGGGTCTTTGACCATGAGGGCGTAGCGGGCTTCGACGAGGACGGTGGAGATGTCCATCGGGAACTCCTTGACGACGCTGGTGCCGGAGTCGGAGTATTCCATCATGGTCTTACCCTGCTTGAGGAGTTCCTTCGCCTTGGCGACGATCTCAAGGATGTCACAAATATCAAAAACGAGGAAGATACCTTGAGGGCGCGCCATTTGCGTTTAGCCCTGTGTAAAAGGGTCGTCCTGCCCTCCCCATGCAACAACACACAAGAGCCACCCGTGGTTCTTACTAAAGGGCAGGACGACTTGGTTGGAATGTGACCGACGGATGAGATTCGTCAAGAGGTTTCTTCCTCGGACTTCTCGTCTGGCTTGCGGTCTTCCGGCTTGCCGTTGCGGTTCTTGCCACGGCCGATGAGCTTCGCCATGAGCGCGGGCAGCATCCCGATGACCTCGGCGTCCCAGAGGTGGTTCGCACGGTCGCCGATCGGAAGCCAGATGGCCTGACCGTTGGGCTGGCGGGTGCGGTGTTCGGACTGCATCTGCTTGCGGTACTCTTCGCCGGCGTCCTCGGGGTAGGTGTGGTGGCCTGCGCGACGCAGCCGGGTCATCGAGTCCTTGAAGTACAGGTTGGAGAAGATGTACAGTTTGCAGGACGTCTGACCGACTTGGATGACCTTGGCACGGGCGTAGGGGCGGTAGGCCACCTTGATGCCGTAGGGCGTCTGGATACGCCACGGAAACTCGTTCTGGCCGGAACCCTTGGTGGCGTTCCATGCGAACTTCGCGCACATACGGTAGACGCTGTCCGTGTTGGGGCCGTCGCCGGAGTCGACGAACACGAACGAGTCAAGCACCTCCAGTTTCCGCTGGGCTTCCCGCAACTGGTCTTCGGTGTCGCAGTAGCCCCATTGCACCATGCGGGACTTGCCGTCGACCGCCCATGCACGGACTACCCAGTAGTAGCCCTTCCGCTGGACGTCGACCGCCATGAAGCGGAGCCGTGCGAACTGCTTGGCCTTCTTGTACTCGTCGCGGAAGGGCGGGTCGGCGAGTTTGCCATCGACCATGAAGCCTTCCTGATCCCATTGGTCGAGCATCTTGTAACCCTGCGGCATGACTTCGCCGCTGCCGTCGTCAGGGTCGTCGGCCCATGAGAGGGCGAGACGCTTCTGCTTGAATTCGCGGCGGGCGACGTCGTCGCCGTGTTCCTCGAAAGCCTGCTTCGCACGGATGGCCATCTCCGCGAGCTTGCCCCAGTCCAAGCCCCATTGCGCGCACAGCGAGTTCCAATGGAATCCGACGACGCCCTTCGGGGCGTTCTGGTTCATGGGGATGTACTCGCCGGTGGCGTTCAGCTCGGCACGGACTTCAAACGAGTCGCGGTAACGGTGCTTGCACGACTTGCACTCGTAGGTGCAGCCGGCCTTGACCTTGTCGAGGTTCCAGCCGTTCGGTTCCTTGGCGTCCTCGGGATAGATCAACTGCTCCCACTCCCATGCCTGGCGCGTACCGCATTGCGTACACTTGAACGTCCACTCGCGTCGGTCGGACTGGTTCCACAGGTCGGTGATGTCGTCGCCTTCGACGCCGCCCTGCGAGACGAGCAGCGACTTGCCCTGCCAGATGAAGGCCGTTCGACGGGCGAGTGCTTCGTTCAGGTGACCCTTGGGCCAGAGCCAGACTTCGTCGCCGCCGAGGAAGCGGATGGAACGACGCTGGAGGTTCTTCTTGTTGTTCGCACCCAGCACCCAGCAGGTGTTCCGCTCGAAACGGGTCTTCTTCCATTGGTTGCGTTCGGCCTCGGTCAGTTTGGCCAACGTCGCCGGCGTGGCCTCCCACATGGGTCGGAGCCTGTCCTTCTGCCAGTCTTGGGCGTTGTCGTCGACGTCCTGCAAGAGCAGCGTCGGCCCAGGCGAGCGGGCTGGGATGAAGGTCGACCACAGTTCCAGCAGGGAGGACTTCCCCATCTGGACGGCTCCCATGACGACTACGGTGGTGATCTCTGGGTCGGTCAGCGCACGGAGGATGGGTGCGAGGAAAGGGGTTGACTCGACGCGGAAAGGCCCGGGCTGGGGCGAGCCTGGGACTTCCCGCACGTTCGCTTCCAGCCATTGCACGATGTCGCCTTCCGGGTCGGGCGTCATCATCGCACGGATGTGGGCCTCGAAAGTATCGACTGTGTGCGGGTCGATGATCACTCGACTTCGTCGACGCCGTCCTCTTCGGCCTGTTCGACCTCGATGGGGTCTTCGGTGTCGCCTTCCTTGACCACGGCCTGTTCGGCGTAGCCGGCGGCGGAGGACAGACGCTCAAGCATCTTCTTCACCTCGTCGTCGATGGCCTTCATCGCCCTGCCCGGATTGTCTGGGTTTACCCGCGCCGCCAGTTTCGTCCCGAGCTGCGTGACCTCTTCGCGGACTTGCGCGAACACTCGTCCGAACCTTTCGATGGCGGTCTGGGTGCGGATGTACTCGCGGCTGGCGATCTGCCTCGCCTGGAGTTCCTTTTCCAGCGTGACGAGCGTCTTCACCAACTTGTCGTAGGTGCCGTAGGACTTGCTGGCGTCGGGCGAGTTGGACGCGAGGTCGTCGAGGTACTGCTGATAGGCCAGAGCCTTGAGTTCGCGCTGGCGTTCGACGGTCTCGTTGAAGTCCTTGTCTGGGCGGACGGACGAACCCATGCGGCCGGCACCGCGAGCCATGTACCAAGCCTCGGCGGACTCGATGGAGTCGATGGGCATCCCCTGCTGGATGAACTTGTTGATGGCCTGCTTGGTGACGCCGAAGCGGCCGGCCAGGTCGATGGGGCGTACCTTGTCGCTCATTGTTTTGGTGGGTTGGGAAGGGGCATCCAATGGGTTGGTTCGTGGATGTAAAAATCTCCGTCGATACAAGTATTATTCCAATAACTGACATCGGATTCATTTCTGCACCCATAGAGGTCTCCTTGTTTTGCAGGTTCATCGAAAAGCCGACGAGCTACATACATGGAACCTTCTCGGTAAACCAAGAAATCAACGCCATTCCAAGGTGCCGTCTCGATTGGTTGCCAGTCGCTCATCGCAGTTTCTTCTTCCGTGCGGCGGACAGTTTCGCGCAGGCCGACTCCGACTTCATGTACAGCGAAGGCGGGAGCCGTAGGTTGCGTTGGATGGTCTTCACCCTTGCGGAGATCGCCGCCCGGGTAAGGTTGTGCTGCTCGGCGAGCGAGGTCATCGTGGGCAGTCCAGGCATCCCGAGGGCGAGCTTGATGCACGTCCCGTGCAGCCTCACCTCCGCGCACGGCGAAAGGTCGATGACGGCGATGACCTTGCGGAGGATGTCCAGCACCTCGTCCTGCGTGAACATACGTTCGCTCATCGGCGTGTGCGAACGCTCGCGCAACATCCATTGCACGGACTGGAGTTTGTTGATGTCGTAGCCTTCGCTCCTCGTACCCGCGTTTTCGTTTTCTTGAACGGGTTCGCCGCCGAAGTATCGGTGCGCGTACGGGACGCCGGCGTCGTCAGGCTTCGTAGGATCGAACCCACACGCCGCAAGACCCGCCCGCTCCACTTTGGAAAGGCGTTTCCAGAACCTTTTGTATTCGTCATAAAGTTCCATCGTCCGATTCGGGAACGAACAAATACTCGATCGCCGAGGCGACCGACATCATGACGGCGGCTTCCGAGACGAGCATCTTGGCCACCTCTTCGTCCCCGTTGGCGTCCGCGATGTGGGCGGCGCGCAGGATGTTAAGGCCGGCGATGCGTCGGAGCTGCTGGGCGTCGGCGACGATATTGTCGCAGGCTTCACGGAGTTCGTCGCCGGTGGGGATTCGTTCGTTGTTGCGTACCACACGGCAACCAATGTGCCGTCGGTGTGAACAAGTCAACCCGCCGAGGTGTTCCGTGGATAAATCAAACCTTTGTCATCCCGGCCGAGCATCCCGTGCCGCATGGCCTTGCGAACCTTGTTCCACGCCTGCTTCTTGTTCAGGGTCTCGCCGTAGCACCGTCCCCACTCGGAGGCGAACAGGTCGCGGAGTTCGTGGGCGCGGTAGCCCCGGTCGGCGGGGATCAGGTTCAGCACCGCCTGGACGAGCTGCGCGGCCTCCTCGCTCTTGGCCGTCCGGGCGGCGTTGAGCATCTCGACGTGTTCCTTCATCCGCTCGGGCGACAGACGCCAAGCCCTCGCCCAAGGCGACTCGGGACGGCGCGGAGTGATCGGGTTCTGACGGCGGCGGCGGAAGGGGAAGGGATGGCTCATTGGCCAGACATTTAGGCTACGCCCTCAAAGGCGTAAAGCCTATAATGGCTTGGCCATTTATATTTTGTATCATCTACCCTGTAAAGGGTAGATACAAAATAATGTATTGCCTATATGTCTTGCTACAATGGTTGCTACAATGGTTGCCTAAGCAAACATAGTAACAATACATATGAAATTGGCCGGTTTACCCCCGTGTTTTCGACGGGGTCGGGTGGGCTTCG